AGAAATCACTGCGTCTCAAAGACGCTCTGGGGTTGTAAATGAGTGAACTACGCAAGATGACCCGTATGGGTGGAGATCTCCGCAAGATTGCCCGTCTGCTGCAAGACAAGGGCAGGAACGGAGATACGATCCTGGCGCACATCAACCCCCGTGAGGCCGCACTCCTGCGTGAGCATGGTGGTTCTGGTGAGATCAACCCAGAGACCGGACTCATGGAATTTGAAGATGGACTGCCAGATCTTGGCGGATACGAGAAAGTTCCAGAGGGTTTGTTTGAAGGTGCGGCATACACCCCCGGTTACGAAGCCGTTCCAGAAGGGCTATTTGAAGGCGCAGCTTATATCCCAGAAGTGTCTGGATATGAATTAGGATCTGCTCCACTGACCACGCAGCGTGGTGCATCTGCGTTTAAAACTGGTTTTGCAAGAGACGCAGCCCCGGAACCCACTCCAAGCCAATTTGCTCTTACTCGTGAATTCAATCCGTCTCTTGCTGGCCCCGCTCCTTCTGGTCAAGCACCAGAAAAGAGTTTCTTGGAGTCCCTGCAAGGTGGTGATAAGGCTCGGCTAGGATTAGGCGCACTAGGTGGCTTACAGACTGCACTAACAGCTCGCAAGGCTCGTGAAGGTTCTCAAGATGCTGCAAGGCGTATAGCTGAAATTGGCAGACCATATCAACAGCAAGGTCTGGCTCAACAGTCAGCCGCCTCTCGTGGTGAGTTGACCCCAGTTAACCAGCAGGCTCTAGATGCACAACGTGCTCGTGCAGCCCAGGCTGGTGTTGCCCGTGGTGGCGTAGGTATCGCACAGCAGCAAAGAGCAGAGGAAGACCTGCGTAACCGTTTGTTAGCAGCACAGCAGGACTTTGGGTTAAAGTTGTCTGGTATTGGCGATCAGTACACTGCTAGGGCCATCCAAGAAGGCATCCGTGCTGACTCTGAGATCTCTGCTATGTATGGTCAATACTTTGGTAACCTGACTCGATTGGCAGCACCTACGATCATCCAGTCTACCCAACCTGCTGGGAAGTAATCATGGCTGAATCATTTCTCAAGCAATTCAATGATCCCTTGGGTATTAGAGGAAAATCAAGCCGTCCAGAAACATTTGAACAGACGGTTGAAGATGGTGATGACGTTGCAGCCGTGCAAGCACGATCTTTTTCTGGAAAAGAACAACTTGCCAGATCGTATGGTGAAGAAAGAAGGTTGATTGGGAAACAAGGAAGTCTTGAGCAAAGAATTGCAGCAGACACTGCAAACTTAGTTTCATACAGAAACGACCAAGAACTTTTTAACGCCCAGCAAAAACAACTGGCGGCAAAATTAGATTCTGAAAACATCACAAAGATGTTAGATGAAATCAGAAGCAGCCCTCTTTACAAGCAGAAAGAAGAAACAAACAAACAGATTGCTGAGTACAGTGCATTTGTTCCTACTGAAGTCACTGCTCCCATGTTGGGAGTTTTGTTTGCAACCATAGGCGCAGCAGGAATGTTGCTTGGTGGGAATAACAAGAACACTGCAAAAGCAGCGTTGTCGGCCATGAACGGCATGGCAGAAGGGTTTGGCAAAGGTAGAGAACAGTACGATAAAGAACGCAAAACCGCGTTTGATACAAACGTCAAACTATTGCAGACCAAGCTGTCTGCCATCAATGATGGACTTGAAGAGGCAAGACGAGAGGCCGTTCTTAACAAACAAGCAGCAGAGTTAAAAGTCAGAGAGACGCTTGCTGCCAATGATGCTCAGTTCTTGCAAACTAACACCGACAGGCGTGGCCTTGAATCAACCATCGAGCTTGTCAAAGGACAGTTAAAGAGTCTTGAAAAAGCATTAGGTTTGCAGGCAACAAAAACAAGGCAAATTGAAGGGCAATTAAACAGAGACACTCAAACCCTTGAAAATAGGAAAATAATTGCCGCTAATTCGGAGGCAACCGCAAGAGTTGCGGCAGAGCAGCGCCAAAGAGAGCTTGAAGCAAGACAATCAGAATTGACTTATTTTGGAATGCAAGGGAATGACGCTGTTTACGTTGACAGGCTTGGAAACAAAACGCTTATCCCAATGGGAGCAGGCGTTGTTCCAGCATCAAGATATCAACCTAGAGCAGAGCCAAGAACACCAACTCCAAGAGTGGGAATCCAAGATGGTCAGTTCGTTCAACTCCCGGATGCCCGTACATTGCCACCGGCAAATGTATCTCCGGGAGCGCCTCCACTTTTAAGTCCTGCGGCGGCAGCAAAAGCAGGACAAGGGGAGAAAGCCCCGGCTAACGTAGAAAAAGATATTAAACAGAATGCGTTAATAGCTTCTAATATGGACGCTACAATTGATTCCGCAGAAAAATTGTTCAAAAATGGCAAACTGACATCTATTGGGTTTATAAAAGGAATGGTTGACCCAAGCATTGCACAACTATATACAAGCCCAGAAGAAAAAAGATTTATTGCCAAAATGGGAGCATTGGTAAATCAACAACTCAAACTCCAATCTGGCGCAACGGTTACTGCCGCTGAATTTGCTAGACAAAAAGGTGTTCTACCATTAAGAACAGACACTCCAGAAACAATAATTGTCAAATTGCAACAATGGAAAGAGTTGATTGAACAAGAAACCCAAGTTCTTGGAAACGCATATCCAGCAACAGTATCCAAATATTTGAAACCGTCTTTGTCTCAAAAAATGGATGAAAGAGGTGCTACGCCTGGACAATCTAGTGCTGATGAAAGAAGTCAAGCTCAAGCAGCTATATTAAAAGCTCAAAACAATAAAGACTTGACTCCAGATCAAAAGCAAAAAATGATAGATCAAGTCAAAGCTGTTTATAAACGAGAGACTGGGTTGGATTTGTAATGCCAAACAAATACGATGAAATTGTAGAATCTCGTCCATCTAGTGGAGTAAACAAGTATGATGAAATTGTTTCTACTCCATCTGACGTAAATGCTAAAGATGTAAAATATGGTTTGGGATATGGTCTGGCAAAAGGAGCCTTGTCTATACCCGGTGAAACAGAAAAGTTTTTAGCTTACAATGTTCCAGAATTTTTTGGTAAAAGAAAAGAGGGGGAACGTGATAAGTTTTTGGGTAGAGAAACTTTTTTTCCAACAACAGAAGAAGTTGAAAAAGGGCTGCAATACGTTGGTTTGCCAAAACCAAAAGCAGAGACTGCCGAAGCGATTGGAGAATACGGACCCGGTGTTGTTGGCGGTGTAACTGGCCTTTACAACCTTGGAAGGGCTGGTTTGAGAGGTCTTGCAGGAACAGATATAGGCCAATTGTTGCTTGGCAAAAAAACTCGTGCGCAACAGGCCGCATTGCAAAAAGAAGCTCAAGCATTAGGCGGCGCAGGGAAACAAGCGTTGACTTCAGAAGAAGCTGCTCAACAACAACGCCTTACTGCTGCTGGCACAGAAAAACAACGCGGTTTAACCGAAGCTGTATCTCGTGGTTTGAGTGAAACCGCTAAAGAAGAGCAGACGGCAGAAATAGCAAAAAAAGCAGCATTGAAAGCAGAAACTCAAGCTGCACTTGGATTGCGTGAGTTGCCTGGAGTTCGCACAATGGCAGAAGCCGGTCAATTCAAACCAATACCAATGACGCCAACCGAGGTTGGCAATTACATAAGAGATCAGGCAGAAAAATTCTTGTCAAGCGTTAAGAGCCAACGCAACTCAGCGGCAGACAAAAACTTTGGTGCTGCAAAAGACGCGGCAAAAACATTAGAATCTCAAGGAAACTTTGTTAACACACAACCAGTTGTTGCTCAACTGGATTCTTTGTTAGCAAAAGGTGGAACATCAGATTATCTTCGTTCAATAAATCAACTCAAACAAGATATTCAAAACACAAAATCTTTTGAAGGGCTTGAAATAATTCGCAGGCGCCTTGGAGATGCTGCATATGGTGCCCCAGAAGAAGGTTACAAAGCAATTGGTCAACAGTTTTCTGGAGATATGTATAAAGCATTGTCAGAACAGATGAAAGGCTATTCTAAAGACTTTTCCAAGTATCTTGACGATTACAAGCGGCTATCTAAGACGATTGAAGCATACGGAACAAAAGTTGGGAAAGGTCTTACTGAAACTCAAGATGCTGCTGGAAAATACTATGTCAAGACAGCAGAACAAATTACAAAAGATATTTTTAGTAGTCCAGAAAAATATCGTATGTTTGTGGATGCGGTTGGTGGAAACAAGGAAATTGCTGAAGCTGCGGCAAGAAGGTACTTTGCTGGATTAGCAGAAAAAGCAAAAACTTCTGAAAAAATTAGAGAATTGATTGGTGACAATAGAGCATTATTAAAGGAATTTCCTTTTGTACAAAAAGAAATTGAATCGAGGTATCTTGCTCCACTTATTAAAGCAGAAACGCGATCGGGTGCTGCGACTAGCAGAGTAAAACAAACAGAAAAAGCCAAAGAAGTTGCTCAAGGAAAAGCAAAAGAAGCTGCCGAAGCAGAAAAAGCCAGATTTTCTGAAGTTGAAACAGCCACATCAGAAAAAACAAAATTCATCAAAGAAGCTCAAAAGACATTCTCTGATTCAGTGCAAGCTCTTGCCAACGCAAAACCAGGAAAAGCAATAGAGACTTTTGATAATGCAGTGTTGCCCAAAATTCGTGAGGCAGAGGGAAAATCGGGTGTCAGTTTGTTGTCAGAACAACAAGAGCAGGCACTTAGAAACCAAGTTTCTCAGTTAGAAAAAATATCAGACAAGACGGCCAGAGCAAGATGGGCTGCTTCTATTTTTTCTACCATATTGATTGGGCCTCCAATTACAAATAGAGTGACAAATTTGATCAGCGCATACCAACCAGGGTCGTGGGAATGAGCAAGAAGCGCGGTATCAGCACAGATCTAGAGAAAGCCATCGCAGATATGCTGCGCGTGACCATCTCTGACCCGGAAGCCAGTTTGGATGCTAAGATGAAGGTTATCGACCGTGCGCTGAAGTTGGAAGCCCTGCGCCTGAAAGACGAGGGTTCTGACTGGGGTACGGGTTTTATGAACGACGACGATGAGTAATCTATATGGAAGCCATTCAATTGATCAAACTAGCCTTGACCGTGGTGACGGACAGGCTTATTACCATCCTAGCCCTGCTGACCTCGTGTGGTCTCGGATGCTGGACGATGTGGGACCCAACGTGGGAAAGAGTGGCAACACTCGGCATCTACGTGGTCTTCTGTTACCTTACGATCACTGCCAAGGAGTATCGAAATGAAGAGCCGACCCCAGCAACGGGACCATGACCTCAACCAGCAGATTGCCAAGTCCACGAGGCCACAACTACCGCGAGACGGCAGCAAAGGCATGGTGAGATGGGAACCAGGACAACTGCCTGTCGGTGGCTTCCGGTCCATCATTCCTTTCTGCGAAGGGACGTATGACACCAAGCAGAGTCCTACCAGCGGTGCAGGGAAAAGGATCTACTGATGGCTTACAACCAAGCCTTTTACCCTATGGGCAGGACGTTTGTTCTGTCTGGCAATGTAACCAATAAGACTGCAAACATCTACGCTGATAGCCCTAGCGGTCAGTATCTGTTTGTCAACCATGAACCTGCTTCTACTGGTCAGCCGGTGTACGTTAGGATCTCTGCAACCAGCGGGAACAATGCTGCTGTAGCCAACGCTACGTCTGGCAACTATGGTGTGCCTATCCGTCCAGCGGAATCTATTGTCCTAAGTGGACCACAGTGTTCTTCTACTGCAAACGTATTTATCACCTACATTACTGAAACTGGAACAGCTAACGTGTACGTTACTCCGGGTGAGGGTGTCTAATGTTTGAACTCTTGTCTGGTGGCATCTTTGGTTCCCTGCTGGGCGGCATCTTCCGTCTAGCACCGGAGGTTCTGAAGTTTCTAGACAAGAAGAACGAACGTGGTCATGAACTAGAGATGTTCAACCGGCAGTGCGAGCTGGAGGCGCAGAGGGGCCAGCAGAAGATGGCCGAGATCGGAGCACAACATGAGGCTACAGTTGATGCAGGAGTTGTGGATGCGTTTAACAACGCCATCAATCAACAGACGGAAATGGTTAAAGCTGCTGGTGGATTCGCTGCTTCTTTGTCTGCTAGCGTCCGTCCTGTTGCAACTTATTGGATCTTGCTCGTTTGGTCCTGCGTACACATCTGGATGGGCTATTCTTCATGGCGTACCGGGATGGAGCCTACCGAGGTCTTCAAACTGATGATGAGTGCAGACTTCTCTGCCCTAGTATCTGGCACGTTGAACTACTGGTTCCTCGACAGGACGCTCGCCAAGCGTGGACTTTGATCTCTCTATAGCGGTATCGTTATGCCAGCGTTTCGAAGGTTTCCGAGGGTCGCCGTACCTCTGTCCTGCCTCGATCCCCACAATTGGTTTCGGGTCGACCCAGTACAGCAACGGCAAGAAGGTGACTTTGCAAGACCCGCCGATGACGCGAGAAGAAGCGCAGGCGCTGTTGGAATACGAACTGAGGCACACATATTTACTGGGGGCCTTGCGCCACTGTCCTGGTCTAATAACGGACACAAGAAGACTTAACGCCATAGTCGACTTCTGCTACAACCTGGGTGTTGGCAAGCTCCAGACTTCCACGCTCAAGAAGAAGATCAACGAGCAGAATTGGGAAGAAGCCAAGGTAGAATTGTTGAAGTGGTGCAAGGGTGGAGGAAAGGTTCTCCCCGGCCTACTGAAGCGCAGGCAAGCGGAGGCTGATCTGCTATGAAGAAGTTTCCTAATTTAAGTGTTGGCAGGGGTGAGAAGCTGCCTGCCAGCCGTGGTGCTGGACTGACTGCCAAGGGTAGAGCCAAGGCTCGTGCTGCTGGATCTAATCTGCAAGCCCCTACCAAGTCAGGGCCGCGCCACAAGAGTTTCTGCGCAAGAAGTGCCGGGTGGACCGGAGAAAGAGGCAAAGCAGCCAGGAGAAGATGGGGATGTCGTTAGCAAGTATTCATCGTATCAAGACCGGAAAAGTCTCTGACAAATGGTCAACGTATCTAAGTTTCTATGATGACAAGTTATGGTATCTACAGGACAGCAAGATCAACTTGCTGGAGATCGGAGTACAGAACGGTGGGTCACTAGAGACCTGGGCTAAGTACTTCTGGAAAGCCGAGAAGATTATCGGGATCGACATTGATCCCAAATGCGGTGATCTAAACTTTGACGATCATCGCATCCAAGTAGTTGTGGGTGACGCCAAGACTGTTGAGTTGGATGAGACCTTTGATGTCATCATTGATGACGGATCTCATGTGGCGTCAGACATTATTGAGAACTGGAACCGCTGGTGGCCCAAGCTCAATGACGGTGGCGTCTATATTGTTGAAGACTTCCACACCATGTGGATGCCAGGGTATGGTTCTAACGCCATCCAGTTCTTTGCAGGCTTTATAGCGGCTGTGAACGGCAAGACCAAGATTAACCACTCGGTCAGGCGTATAGAATTCCAGAACTCTCTGGTGTTGCTAGAGAAGGGTGAGCCTATACTGGGTGACAGGCTGATCTGCGGAGATGTGGCCTATGTCAACCCAGAAGTTCTGAGGATGAAAGATGGTCAAGAAAGGTCTGTACTACAACATCAACCGGCGTAGGAAGTTAGGTCTTCCTGCGAAGAGGCCTGGGCAGAAGGGATTCCCAACTGCCGAGGCTTTCCGTAAGTCTGCTAAGACTGCCAAGCGGTCACGGCGCAGGAATTAAAGATCCTTCAAACAGGTAGCTCCCGTAGTGGCCCAGTCGGACCCAGGGAGCAGCCCAGATCTGGAAGCCTTGCCTGCGAGCGATCGTGCAGAAGGCAAAGTCTTCAGACAGTAGCCTGGAGTCTTCCACCATTACCGGGAAGTACTCGTGCATGAGGTCAGGCTTGAACGTGCCTGCCGTGTCCAGCACATCGTTGTGGTAGGTGTTCACAAAAGGCTTGAGCGATTCAAACACTTCACGCTTGATGAGCATGAACCCTGTGCCGCCGTTGACGATCTCCAGAGGCTCGTTCTGGGGTACAACCACTTCCCCTTCCTGGCCCACTAGGTTGACCACCATCGCGCCTGTGTGGTTCTTGAGCTGATCCACGGGAACGCCTGCACCGGCAGATATTGCCACCTGCTGCCAGTTGATCTCCTTCTTAGGGTAGAGACCGCAGATGATGTCCTTGTCTGCTGCAACCATCGTCAGGATGTCATTAGCATCAAACCGGATGTCAGCGTCGATGAACATCAGGTGAGTGCAGTTGGTCTTCAAGAACTGGTGTGCAAGACCGTTCCTGGCTCTCTGGATCAGGCTCTCATTGAACATGAAAGAGCAGGAGACTTCTACCTCTGCCTGCTTGGCAATACTCACCAGTGATAGCATTGATTGCAGGTAGAAGCCTGTACACATTCCACCGTACATTGGAGTAGCTACAAATAGACTATTCATTGTTTTTGTCCCATTCTTTTTTTTCATCCATCATGCAGTCTGCAATAAGATAAGCATATTCAGCTATTGACTCTGAATTTTGATTGTCGTGACCAATCAGTGACGCTATGCCAGACAGTGCTTGACCGGCAAACCAATCTCTTAAAGTCATTCCTTCTATCATGATATATCCTCAATCCTCATTACATATTTACCAGCGGAGTTCTTCCGCCACCCGTGTACTTCTATCCTGATCCCTGCTTCCCTGACGGGTCCTACCGTCTCAGATGCCGTGATCTTCTTGATACGGTCTGACACTCCAGATGCAGTGACCTGGACTGCCAGAACCTCATTCTTGCGGATAGCCAAGATGTCGCACCAACCCCAGAGATCCTGCCGTATCCGAGCGTGAGGGTTCCACTTCTCGACTATGGCGCAGAGATAGCCTTGCTCACGCAGGTACTCTAAAGACCTCTGGGTAGGAGTCATCTTCCCGTTCTAACTAAAAAGGGACATCCGAATCGTCATCGACATTCTTTTTGAATGTCCCGCCATAAGGCTTGTAGGAAGCAGGGACTTCCTTGGGAGCATTATCTGCAAGCTCCTTGTCTTTGAAGTAGGTATTTTCTTTAATGGTAAAGTACTCCTTCCCATTCTTTGCCATAGACTTCCAGATACTAAGTTTGAGGGTTTGACCTTCTGTATATGATCTGGTGAGAACTAAATCACCATCCCAGTCTGGAGAATTAGGGTTCTTCTTTTGGGAGGGATCTTTCGAGAAAAGAATTGTTTTGCCGGGGGTCACTGGATATTCTTTTTTGTCGTAGCTCATTAAAACCTCTAATGTTGATTTGACCTATACGATGGAAACCGCTCACAATTCCTCTGATATCTCCGGGTCTGACGGTTCCCGTATTGCGTTTGGGAGGTTCGATCCCTCCCCGATAAGTGCAGCCTTGAGTTGAACCTTAGACAGAGCAGGCAGGGAATCTATCTGCTTGCTGTTGGCAGTCAGCAGACTGGTGATCTTCTGCTTCTTTTCCTCTTCAGTGAATTTCGAGGAGTTGGTTATCTTCGCAACCATAGACCTAATGCCTTCCATGTACTCGGGGAAATCCGGGTAGCCTTTGTAGACACTTCCGTCTGCAAGAAAGAGTGAAAAGGGATGGTCTACCTTCTCCTCCTCTACAACGACCGCTGTGCCCATATCACGGCTGGGTGGAGGGTTGGGTATGTCCTGCACCTCTTCAGGCGTGTAGACGCCCAGCACAACGCCTGGGAAGACCGTCCTGATACCTTCTGATACCACCCGTGCACGCAACATCGCACGAGGATAGTTCTTCCAGTTGTCCTTGCCGGTTAGTCCTGCTTTGCGAGCTTGATCAAACGTCCAGGTGATCGTTGCAGATCCACCGGATGGATGTGAGAAGGTGGCGGTCACTTCCTCGTCAGTCAGAGTCTTCCAGTCAACCTTGCCTCCCTGCTGCTGAAACCTCGCCATCATGGTTTCTGCTTTCAGGGTTGGTCTACCTTGGATGATGTGATAGTCACGAGCTGCGAGAGCAGGGTGATAGCCTTCTGCCTGGGCGATGAGCATGAGAGCGGTAGCTTGTTCTACCGTCTTCATACCGAACAGTTGTGATTTAACGACAGCATTAGCCATCGTTTGGATTTGATCAACGGTGATTAACTGGCTCATTTCCTATTTCCTCGCACATAAGATTTGCATATTCGGAAGCTGAATCCTTGATCATCTGCTTAGACTGATGATGGTAGGGATTCTCTCGTTTGATGATAAATGCGGCCATCGCAAGAGCACGATAGAGATGCCATACATCATCGTCATTGACTTCTTCATTCATTTGATAAGGAACCTTCTAGATCCGGGAACCTCCCGGACAAACTGATCGTACATCTGGGGATACGCCTCTTGGAATGCTTTGGCATCAAACTTCCTGCTGCCTTTAGCTGACTTCCAAGTTGCCAGCACACTACCATCAACAGCCGTCAGAACGTCTCTGTCGCGCATGAAACGCATCACTGCTAACTTGTGCTGCTCCTCAGCGTCCTCTAGGCTCTTACGTTGTTCTGTGAGGCTAGAGAGCCTAGACAGGATAGATTCAAGTTCAGCATTGGCAGTAGCTACAGAAGCCTCAGACTGGGAAAACAGCAACCTTGCCTGCTCGATAGTCTCAGGTTCAGGTTCAGTCTTAGATGCCACATAGCCCCACCACTTAGCGCACCACTTAACGTGGTCGAGCATCATGTCAGGAGTGACATCTACCGGGATTACTTGCAGCTCCTGGCCTCCCAGTAGCACTGCCAGATAGACCTTGCTGATCCCGTGAACTGTAGCCTCGTGGATACACTGCACTCTGTCGGCATCCGGCATGATCCCAGACTCATCGAACTTCTTTCTCTGACTGCCGTTGTAGTTCTTGGCTTCAACCAAGAAAGAACCATCAGCAGAGATGAAGTCAAAGTGAGAACGTAGCCAAGGTTCTTTAGGATGTGACATCGCATAGTCAGCATCCTTGAGTTCAACCTGCAGGCGATCTTGAACTAGACGCCCTATGATGGGTTGCATCACATGACCCATCTTCACATTCTCTTTGTCAGAGATGTCTTCAGGAATGATCTTGCCCTGCTTGATAAGGATAGCCTCTGCTGCACGGCCATTAGCGGCCATACGGCTATCACCGGACCACCAAGCAGAGTTGCGGATTTCGGGTGCGAAGTCATCCATTGCAGACCTCTAAAGTTTTAGGGATGAAGAGGAGAGCCTCAGGCTGACAAGTGCCAGTGGAGTAGACACGCTGCTCAAAAGCGTAGCGGAAGGTCTTGTCACCAGAGACTGGGTTGATGCTGTAGTCAGCACCACACTTCGCCATGAGATGTTTGGGGTCATCCCGTGCAGGGATGAACTGCTTGCAGTCGATACAGAGTTTCATAAGATCACCTATAGATAAGATACGAGAGACACGACTAGAACAGAAAAAAAAAAGAATGTCAACAGGTTTCTTTACTTTACCTATGAAAAAGACACCTGCTGGAAGGTGGACGACACCTAGCCCTCCTAACGGACTAGATGCCTTCAATGCTGGACGGAGCCACGCATACCCGACAGTCGTTCGCTCCAGGGCACTATCTTCGCCACCCTGTCCGGTCTCTCAGAGCTTCCCCACAGTACCGGATATCCCCCATCCCCTGCCGTGTTGACCCCGACGAGATGAGCGGTTGTGGTCTGCAAAAAAAAACCCCTTACTGCTGCGCCGGTCGTACCCTCGTATAGAGGCGGCGCATGAGTAAGGAGTCTTTCAGTTGCGTACGACCACAACAGGGTAAACCCTAACACAAAAAAAAACC